CCATGATACCTGTAAGAGACACACCTAGCAATCTCTCTTCTTCCGTGTTGTCTTTCCATATCTTACGTAGATACTTAAAGTTAGTTAGCGTAGCTTGGAATGTACCAAGTATTGTAGCCAGCCTAACCTTTTCTTTTAGGGTATCCAGTGTGTCATTCTGACGCACCACCACCTCTGACAAATTACAGAACTGATACGGACGTAAGATTATCTCACTGCAAGGGTTGCAACCGAAGTCATACTCTGTATCACGTCTACCATTCTTGGCTGCTTGCTTGATAGCTGACTGCCTGTTGAAGATACCACGCTCACCTGACTTACTGTCGTATAGAGACAACCATTCACGCATGAATGTACCCATCTCTGGCTTTACCTTGTATGCAACAGAGTTATTAGCCAATGCACGTTGCCCTTCATGCTCCCACCACTGACCTGACTTAGCATGTGCCATCTGGTCATCATTTAAATTAGACAAACTAATTAGTGCTGACCTGCGTACACCACCAACTACTACAACCTCACCAATCTTACACATAATATCGTGGCACTCAATCGGATATAGCCTACGACCTGCTGCACCCTTAAACTTCTGCACAACAAACTCAAACAACTCAACCAATGGCTGTGGACCTGATGCCCTGCCACCAAATGTCTTTAGCCTTGCACCTGCAGGACGTACCTCTGATACATCCCACTCAGGTATTTGTCCAGAGTATAACATAGCGATTAATTCTTTTAGTGACTTTGCCCAACCGGGTCTGCTATCACCTACTTTAATCACGGTATCTGTGCGATGAAAGTCTTCTGCTACCAAAGGCAGTTTATCTATACAGTTACGTTCTACGCTAAAGCCTACGCCTGTGCCACACATGAGTATATACATAGTCTCATCAAAGGCACGTGGGCTGTCTACTGGCACATAAGAACAGTTATATCCACCTACATGACAGCGATCTAAAGCTGGTCCTGATGTCATCAATGCTCTCATGCTAGGCATCACCGCTATACTTAATACTGCTTCTTCTAATTCCCCTCTTAGTGAATCAGATAACTTATAGTTGCAGTTATCACGTAAATGCCTAGCCATATAATCAAAGTATCTTGTGACAGTCTCACTCCATGTCTCCCTTCTCTGTTCGTCATCTTTCCACCTTGCATATCGGGAAAGAGCGATAAAGTTTTGGTAGTCTGTTGGCAATTGGTTGCTTATCATTTCTATCACTCCGTTATAGTTCTAATTGTTTTAATATCTGCACCCTCTACATCGTAGAAGTACTCTCTTATACCATCCTCTATTTCCTCACCCACTCTTCCATCAGCAGGTATGGGATAGTCTTCCTCGTCTACATCTATGGTTATAAATAACTTAACTCTTATCATTGTCTATACTTTCTAAAAGTCGGTTAAGATACCATCTAGCTTTACGTAAGTCTTGATCCTCACCTTTGTAACGCTCTCTCCATGCGTATTTTATATTGTTACCTTTACAATAACCTCTAAACTCTTCAACAGTTAGTGCAGCTTCAATAGCCTGAATACACTCAATAGAATCGCTATTATAATGTGGTGGATTATTTACCATATCTTTATTATCAGACTGTTTGTTGGCTTGTTGCATCCTTATATTTTCTGTACGTGCCATAGATTTCATATACTCTTCGTGTCTACTCATGCTGAACCTCCAGTCTTTGTGTTAAAGTTTAAATGAACTACGTTACCGTCATAGCTTTTTTCTACATCAGCTTGTTCTTCTAATTCTACTGTAAACTCTGTCTCGTTGTCAATAACACTCACCACATATTCGTGAATTATTTCCCTTATTTCTTTCGATTGTTCCATAATAGGAACAGAGGCACACATCATTTTAGCAAAGTGCATTACCTGATCGTAGTCAACATCATCCAGTGGATTATCAGGGAAAGCTATAATGGATATGTCTACTTCACCCGTCCAGTTACCCTCTTCAGTAGTGAAGGGTCTTACACGTATAATAAAATCTTCATCCTCTATTTGTTGTTTTAATCTTTTCTCATCCATATAACTATCTCCTTTTCACTTTGTTGCCTGTATACTTTATAAATTTAGCATGTTTATTCTTGCCCTTCTCCTTCAACCAATCTTCAGGTATGATCCTATCATAATATCTAAAGTCATATTTAATACACCAATCAGCGTAACTAGACTTAGCCCCCTTTCTTAACTTAGATTTACTATTTGTAAATACAAATCTTATGTCTAGTTTAGGATGCTGTTTCTTTATAGCCAGATGCTTACGTCTGTCTGCTGCAGTAAAACGTCCTTTTGTTTCAATGATTATACCATTATGCAGCACGAAGTCTGGTGTATACGTTCTATAAGCTAAGTCTTCCCATTCAATCTTAATACCCTCATATAAGAACTTTACCTTTAGTTCCTTTAGGTAATCCGATATTTTTAATTCAAGACCGCTACGATACCCATACTTTCGTGCTACTCTAAATTGTTTATACGGTGACACTAAGTTAGATCACGCCATAGTAAGCTAGGACTATTAATGCGATAGCGATAGCTGCTACCACCCAATGCCTTGAGTTCTTCCTGTATGACTTTATCTGCTTCATTACGGGCTGCAATAGCATCACGAAGCCCAGCAGTTTTTCGCTCACGATATTCCTTACGCAAGTCGCTGAGTTTTTGCTCAGTAGTTTTAATCTCTTCCGCAAGAGCATCAAGTTCCAGTCGTTCATCATCCATTTATATACTCCTCTTTCAGTTCGACATATGCCACAGTGGGCGGGTTTTTTGCTTGTGATTTCACGGCAGGTAATTCCTTTAGAAGAGGCCAACAATCAAAACGATAGCTACAAAACCTGCACCCATCATTAAGTACTTTATTACCTGTCTCCTTACCTCTAAACTTCTCTGGTACTGGTTGAAAACACTTTTCAAATTTATTCTCCTCTACTACTTTTACTGTATCCTTAATCTTATTGACCTCTGCATCAAGATCAAGACCTGTGGCTGGCACATATTTAAATGCTCCATTAGATTTATTGACTACCCACCAACCACCTGCTTTTTTATTGGCTGCTTTAGCATAGCCAGCAAGCTGCGCTATGTACCCAAAGCCATCACCGCTGGCAAGACTGTCATAGGATTCAAACTTGTTTCTGTAGGACCAGTCTGAAGCTGATTTAATATCATCAACTGCACCATCAAGGATAAGGTCATAAGAGCCAGAAACATTAGTATCACCACAGTCAAGAGTAACTTTGTCCGTATCTTCATATTGCACCCCCGCTTCTTTTAACAATCCTTTAAAGACAGCTTCAACGATGTCTCCAAGCATCATGTTCATTACAAATGTGGTGGGGAAAGGCAAGGCAACTTCAGGTTTATTCTTCTCATACCATAGCTGGCAAGTAGGTCTGCCAACATTAGACATGCGTAACTTGAAATCACCTCGTTTGTTTCCCCCATCAAACTGACGCTTCAGTGCATCGGATATATCCGTAGCTACCTGTTTAATGGTAGCATCAGACATAGTGCTGTTACCTTTTACAGCATCTTCCATATACTGATGTATCGCCAGTTCAGCCGGGTGGTTCATTATGCTACCTCTTGTTCTATTATATCATCTACAGATATATCGTCCAACTCATCATCATGTTTACTCGTAGCTTTCTCTGCATAGGTATTAATGATATATTCGTTATAATTTTGTACCCACGCCATGAAGTCAGCAAACTTTTCTTGATCGTCTTGCGTCAGATCAATGGTCTCAGTAACATCCATAGATGCCAAAGGCAGATAAAAACTATTACCACTAGGTAACTTACGCTCCTCACTGTTTAGTGTTACACTGTGCTGCACAGGAAGACGCTTCATTTTAGCCAACTTTGTAAAGACACCGCCAATAGTTTTAAAGGCATCACGGTTTTCTACTTCCCATATAAATGGTGTAGTTTCTACCTCAACATTATTACCACTAGCATCCTTTGGCTTAATCAGTTCTACAGTGCCAAGAACAACTCGTACACGTTTGATAGACCTAATCAATTCCTTAGTAGACTCCGGTAGAGAATTGAAGTCCTGTATCCAACCAGCAGGTTTACCACAGTTAAACCCACCCTCATTATCTTTCAAGTCCATATTAAGAGTATCAGCCATTACAGTCTTAACGTAACGATTAGGCTTGCTCTGTGTAGCGGGTATAAACTTCTTATACATGAAGCGTTGTAGAAAGGGACGCATGATAGCAGACTCAGCGTAATAAGTTGGACCATCTGGAATCTCTAGTTTATATGTGCCAGCCTTAACTAAGATGGACTCCGCACCAAGAATAGGTGAATGATTCAGGCGTAACCTAGCTAGGAAGATGCCCTGCTTCTTTTGCGCAGGTGCTTCGTTCGCTATGCCCATAGCTTTAGCCATCTCAGCATAGTTATTAGTATCAATAGTTGTAAGTTCAGTCATATGTTTTAACTCCTTTTCAGTTGTAAGATGCATAGTTATATCAGGTTATGTCCTTGGTGTCAAGCCAATTCGGACCTATTTTTGCCTCTAATAATAAAGGCACATTAAAATCAATACCCCAACGAATATTGATAATAGAAGGTAAGGCCGTATTGGTATCATTTATTACGCTAACAACCTGTGCTTCTTCGTCAGGATGTACGTCAATAACAATACTATCATGCACTGTGTTCACTATACACGATTTCATACCCTCTAGCAACTCATCAATGTGCAGCAAGGCAATAGGCACAATGTCTGCAGTAGCAAATGATTGCACAGGATAATTCTTTATCTGTGTAAAATGAGATACACGTCCCGTTACTTTACGTACTACGTCAGGAAAGGCAAACTCCCTG